ATGAGGTCTACATGGCCGTTGAGTACCTAGTCCAAGCCATAGCCAAGGCTGTGCGGGCCGAGCTGAGTGCCTCTAATAAGCCTCAGAAGGGCTCTAAGGCGTGATTACAGCCAGAGCCATAGGTATCCTCGAGGAAATAGCCATGAGACCGTCCCATGGGGGCGCTGCGGGCCTTTCTCGGGTAGTCGGAGAAGGCCGAGAGGCCATCCAGAACGCAATCACCCTTCTTCGGAAGGAGGGTCTCCTAGAGACCATCACTAACCGCATGAGTAACGGCAAAACCGTCTCTACATTGCGAGTAACCAGTGCGGGTTACCAGTTACTGGAAACCCGTATCCACATACTACAGACACAGCTGAATAGCTATAAATCCTTTAATGCTTATTCTATAAATAGTAAACCGAATAGCGAAACAAGTTCGCGGGAGGCTCACGTGGAATATTATGAAACAGAAGAAGAGCGGCTTGAGGCTCAGCGTAAGCATTACGCCCGTAAGCAGGCTGAAAAGACGGAGGCTAACCAGAAGCGCGTCAGCGAGAACATGGTTCGCCGCAGTGAGCTGAACGCCGCCAACTGGTCAGTCACGGATTCAACCTTTGAGTTCGCCAACCAGATGCACGGCATCTTCCACATCGCGCCATGGCAAGTTACCCGCAGCCGATTCCGTTACGCCTTGGCTAACAAGCGCGCCGAGTTCGGTACCACAGGCGATGTAGAGATAGTCATGATGCGCCTGTACTTTGATAGCATCCGCCACGATACCCAGCTCAGCGACCCTGAGATGGTGTGGAAGCGCTTCATCACCCAGTTTGCTTTGTTGCTAGAAAAGGCAAAGCAGTCTATGGTTACCGAAGAGCAGGTTGAAGAGATTAAGCAAGAAGTAGACAAGTCAAGAGATTGGTTGCGAAATGTATAACCTTGAAGATGTAAAGCTTCGTCGCAAGACGTGGATACGGATAGCTAACATTCCAACCGCTAGAGTCGGATGGACTCTTGAAGACTGCACCGACATCAGCGACGACGACATGGAGCTGGTCAACAACTGGCTGAAGCTATTTCAACGCGGCGATGTAATTCGTGCGACTAACAGCAAGTTCTGCGGCAAGGGTTTAATGCTCTGGGGAAAGCCAGGCCAAGGCAAGACAACACTTGCTTTGTCTTTGATGCAGGATGTACTTAGAACTTTTTCTTTGGAAGAGTTTGATGTCAAAGAAGGCGGCGCGTTAATTCGTCCAGCCTACTTCACTACATACAACGATTTGCTTAGCTTGTATGGTCGCGTAATTCACGACGAAGGCTCAGATGATGATGTAGTTATTTATCAAGGACTACTAGGTGAGTGTCCAAACGATGCTTATAACATTCGATTGCTAATTATAGATGACATAGGTAAAGAACACACCACTCAAACTGGTTGGCAAAAGAATGTATTACATCAAGTTTTGCGCACACGATTTAACAATGGGTTGCCTACAATTGTTACTACTAACATTGAGAAAAAGAATTGGGCAGGCCTCTACGGTGACGCTACAGAAAGCTTTGCTAACGAGGCTTTCGGTTATCTCCCAATTAACTCTCTCAAAGGTGACCTTAGAAAATGAAAGAGAATAAAGTGAGTAACGCTACTCGGTTAGTTCAAGTGTTCTTAAGCCAGTCTCACGTGCCTGGCCCAGGAATATTTGAGGTATCCAACAACAAGAGTGGTGACCTATTCTGCACTTGCCCAGGATTTAAAGGGCGCGAGACCTGTAAGCACACTAAGTTCGTACAGGCTCGTCTCGATAATAACAATGGCACCTATCCACTAGAGATTTCTAGCCGCGCTACGCAAGAAGATGCTGATAAAGCGAAGCGCTCCAATCAGGACTTTCGTGAGTTCGTTATTAAGTTTGGAAAAATAGAGGTCTACTAATGCGTGGAGGGGACATCAGCAATGAGCTCCCCAAGAGAATAATCGTTACAACAGACGTATTCTTAGAAGTTGAGCTCACCATTAAAAAACGTTTTAAGGTTGTACCAGTACCAGAGGTCAACCAAAAGATTAGAAGAGAAACACTTAGCTTTCTCTATCTATACACCGTCAAGCGCGGGATAACACTCGAGCTTGCATCCTTTGATTTAGACGATGAACGTCTGTCTAAGACAATGGATATTCTTGACAACATGGGTACTAATCCGTTTAGATACTTTACGGCGTATGAGTCGGTGGGCCACTTAGTGGCCGAGCTTCCCTATCGCCCCGAAGTGGTCGGCGTCTTAGATAAACCTGAACGACTGCTACGATACGGACACTGGGGATTGGACATCAATAGCTTATGAATAACGAAGCAAAGCTACTTAGCAAAGTAATTGAATCACGCGACCTTGGAATAATCTTAGAGCGCGGTGTTAATGAGGCATGGTTTAATGACCCTGCTGACAAGAAGCTATTTAAGTTCCTGCACTCGCACTACTCGAACTATCAAGAGTGCCCGAGCATGGATGTCATCCAAGAAAACTTTCCTACCTATCAACTGCTTCCTGTTCAGGACAGTGTCTTTTACCTTGTAGACAGACTGGTTGATGCACGCCGTAAGTTAAACATTGTTAACGCAATTGGTAGTGCCCTTGACGCTTTAGAGAAGCAGAAAGACCACGAAGCCGCTCTTGCTTTGATTGAGCGCGGCATTATTAAGATTGAGGAGGAAGGACTTAACCGTTCTAACGACCTTGAAATTACCGCAGCCGCTAAGAAGGCTAAAGAGGAATATGAGTTCCGTAAAAATAACCCAGGACTATTAGGCTTACCGACAGGATTTAAAACTATGGATGATGCAACTTCAGGTCTACAACCAGGACAGCTAATCGTTATTGTTGCTCCACCTAAGACAGGTAAGTCAACTCTAGCTTTGCAGATTGCTATTAACGCGCACCTCTCAGGCAAGACTCCAATGTTCATGTCCTTTGAGATGAGCAACGCCGAGCAGAAGAGCCGTTACTACGCTATGCGAGCTCGCATCTCTCACCGCCGCCTTATGACTGGTACCTTGACACCAGAAGAAGAAGGCCGCTATCTAAAGATTGCCTCTGGTATTGAGAACATGCCAGACAAGTTCTGGTTTGTAGACTCAGCCAACGGTCAAACCGTTAGCGCTGTAGCCAGCAAGATTCAGAGCAAGAACCCAGACATCGTATTCATCGATGGTACCTATCTCATGATTGACGAGCAGACTGGTGAGTCCAATACTCCACAGGCCATTACTAACATCACTCGTTCTCTAAAGCGTTTGGCGCAGAAGATTAACAAGCCTATTGTTATCTCAACCCAGGCGCTGACATGGAAGATGAAGAAGGGCCAAGTCACAGCTGACTCTATTGGTTACTCTTCATCCTTCCACCAAGACGCTGACGTTATCTTTGGCTTACAGCGCGAAGACGAGAACGTAGACGACACTCGTTTGCTACGCGTTATTGCTAGCCGTAACGGTGGCCTCAGCGAAGTATCTTTGATTTGGGACTGGAACACAGGACAGTTCCGTGAGGTGAGCGAAGACGACCTATGACAGTTGAGGAGATGACTGAGACTCTCTCCCGCCTTGGAATAGAAGTACTTGACACTCGCGGAGATGAGATTAACGGCTATTGCTATGCTCACAAAGAGCGCACTGGTCACGTAGACAACAACCCTTCATGGTGGATTAACGCCGACTCTGGCGCGTTCATCTGTTTCTCTTGTGGTTGGAAGGGGAACCTCTACAAGCTAATCGGTTATGTAACTGGCATTGACTACAAAGATGTCAATGACTGGGTAGGTTCAGCTGCCAGCATGGTGGCTAGATTCAATAGACTTAATAAAGAGACCAAACCAGTTATAGAAGACCCCGTTACAGTTACTGAGTCCATGCTTAGCGCATTTACTGACGTGCCAGAAGAAGCGTTGAAGTCCAGAGGACTTACAGCGTTTAGCGCCAAGTATTATGGGCTAGCGTGGGATGCTCGTAACAAGAATTGGATTATTCCTATACGTGACCCGCTAAGCAATAAGTTACTAGGCTGGCAAGAAAAGGGTTACGACCGCCGTTACTTTAACAACCGACCTGCCAAGGTTAAGAAGAGCGGCTCACTATTTGGCTACGAGCAGTATGGCGGCGGAGACATGATTGTCGTTGAGTCCCCACTGGATGTAGTGCGCCTAGCTTCCATAGGATTTAACGGGCGCGGGGTAGCGACCTACGGAGCGATAATCTCACACGAGCAATTCAACCTGATTCGTGGGGCTGACCGCATTATCTTTGCTCTAGACAACGACGAGGCGGGACGCGCCAATTCCCTAGCAATGCTAAAGCTTGCTCAGGATATGGGTGTAGAGTGCTGGTTCTTCAACTACGGCAAGATTGACGTTAAGGATATTGGCGGCATGAGCTTGGCGGAAGTTGAAGAGGGACTACAGAACGCTCGTCATTCAGTTAAAGGGGAGAAAGCAATCGTATGATTATTGGACTAACAGGTTATGCACGGTCAGGCAAAGACACAGTTGCACAGATTCTTGTAGACAACTACGGCTACAAGCGCGTCGCCTTTGCCGACAAGATTAGAGATTTGCTTGTAGAGATTAACCCCATACTTGAAAACGGTCATACTCTTAACGAGATGCTTAGAGAGTACGGGTGGGAAGTTACTAAGGCTCGTAGAGAAGTTCGTCGCTTGTTGCAAGACACTGGGATAGGCGCTCGCTTAGTCTTTGGTGAAAACTTTTGGATACAGCAGGCATTGCGTCAAGTTCATTTCCAGGAAAACTGGGTTATTACAGACGTACGGTTTTCAAATGAAGCCTCAGCCATTAAAAAATATGATGATGCACAGCTCTGGCGGGTAGAGCGACCAGGCGTAGGTGCCATCAACGACCACGTATCAGAGTCTCAGCTTGTTGACTTTGAGGTTGACCAGACTATCCTTAACAGCGGTTCCATAGAAGACTTGGAGCTACTGCTTAAGACTCGAATGTATAACCTAGTATGACTCCATACGCAGATAAAGAGGCACAGAGAACTTTCCAAAGAGAATGGATGCGTAGTCGTAGAAGTAAGTGGGTAGCTGATAACGGGCCATGTAGGGTGTGTGGTTCGTCAGACAACTTAGAGGTTGACCACATAGACCCTTCTCTTAAAACTATGAGCCCACGTTCTATCTGGTCTTTGTCTGATAAAAACAAACGAAAGACAGCAGAGCTTGATAACTGTCAAGTTTTATGCAAAGTTTGCCACTTAAAGAAAACACTAGAAGAACGAGCTGCAAAGAGACGGAACCATGACCTTCACGGGAACACTACTTCCTTACCAGCCTGAGGCTGTAGACCGTATGTGTGAGCGTGGCCGCATGTTGGTTGCGTACGACCTTGGTCTAGGAAAGACTGTCCTCACCATAGCCGCCGTAGAGCGACTTATGGATGAGAACAAAGTTACCGAGCCAGGCCTTATCATTTGTTTATCCTCACTAAAATACCAGTGGGCTAATCAGATTGAGAAATTTACTAGTGGGTCTTCACGAGCTTTGGTTATTGATGGAACACCAAAGAAAAGAGCAGAGCAATACGCAGAAGCTCTCGATTGGAAAAACTCTGGGGTTGACTACATTATTCTTAATTATGAGCAGGTCGTTAACGATTGGGACCAAATCAAAAAGTTACCACGAGGATTTGTCGTCCTTGATGAAGCCACAGCTATCAAGTCTTTCCGTTCTAAGCGTTCTAAAGCAGTTAAGAAGTTAATTAACTCTCCTTATAGATTTGCTTTGACTGGTACGCCTATCGAGAACGGCAAACCAGAAGAGCTTTACAGCATCATGCAGTTTGTAGACGCCAACCTTCTTGGTCGTTTTGACATCTTTGACAGGGCTTTTATTGTTCGCAATAGCTGGGGCGGCGTAGAGCGCTACCGTAACCTTGGCACGTTGCACGATAAGATGAAGGAAGCGTCTGTTCGCAAGTCACAAAAAGACCCAGACGTTGCTCCCTTCTTGCCGGAATCTATTCACAAAGACCCTGTCTTTATTACCTTTGACCGCAAGACTTCTAAGCTTTACTCACGCATAACCACAGACTTGTTGCAAGACCTAGACGACGCGCAGGCACTATTTGGTTCTTCGTTTAATATCAACGCTCACTACGGCTATGAGTCTAAGGGCGGTGGACCAGAAGATGAGATGCGCGGAAAGATTATGTCTAAGGTTGGCGCTCTAAAGATGCTTTGTTCACACCCAGACTTACTGAGAACAAGCGCCAACAAGTTTGGTCAGATGACAGGCGAAGGCTCTGCTTACGCCACGGAGCTTGTGCGTGAAGGGCTGCTAGAGGGCGTAGACTCCTCCCCTAAACTTGACTACTTAATTCAATATGTAAAAGACTTCCTAGACCAAGATGAGGCTAACAAGGTTGTAATCTTTGCTACCTATGTAGATATGCTTGACAAGATGGCTGAGGCGCTAGGTCCTGAGATGTGCCGTTTGTATTCAGGCAAGCTAGATGCCAAGACCAAAGAGGAGAATAAAGTTGCATTCAATACGTTACTGGAAGTACGGGTCCTTATTAGTTCTGATGCAGGTGGTTACGGCGTCGATTTGCCCGCCGCAAATCTCCTTATTAACTATGACTTACCTTGGTCTTCAGGTGCTGCTACTCAGCGCAACGGACGAATCAAACGCGCTTCCTCTACCTGGGGAACTATTGTCATCCAAGACATCCTCATAGCGGGAAGTATTGAGGAGCGCCAGTTTGAGGCCCTCCAGTTCAAGACCTCCGTGGCTGATGCCGTTATAGACGGCGAGGGCATAGACGAAGAGGGCGGCATAGATATGTCCATAGGAAGTTTAAAGCAGTTCTTGAGCGCCGCTATCATATAGACTAAGACAATGCCTAACGCACCAAAGACGCCTACGCGTACTATCCGAGTTTCTGACGAGCTCTGGGTAGCCGTGCAGAAGAAGGCTGCCCTAGAGAAGGTAACTGTCACCAGCGTGATTATCAAGGCGCTGGAAGACTACTTGACACAGGAATAATTCCGTACTAGGTTCTCCCTATAAGACCAAGGGGGATACCGTGGAACTATCAGAAGTAAAGCGCAACCTGCGCCAGTACCTAGCACTTAAAGACGAGCTAGGTGTATTAACAAAACGCCAGAACGAACTTAAAGCTCGCCTCACTGAAGTTGTAGATGAGGTTGAAGCCAACGAGAGCGGCCATCGCGTATTTAATGTTGAGGACGATATTGCGGGAGAAGTAACTCTTACCCGCCAGCGCCGCGTATCTAAGACACTAGACATGGATGTCGCAGAAGACATCCTTACTAAAAAGGGAATCAAAGACACCTGCATTAAGATGGTGCCTATGCTTGACGAAGACGCCATCATGTCAGCTTTCTATTCTGGCTACTTAACAGAAGAAGACATTGACGCTATGTTCCCAGCCAAAGTTTCCTACGCATTTTTGGTAGACACCAAATGACCTACGATTACTTTGCACAAGAATGGTTTGGCGAGTGCGGTGCGTGTGGCACTGAGCTCTTTGCGCCAAACAAAAGCGCGTATATTCTTCAATACTCTATACATACACACTCGAACGATTGCTTAGGAGGCTGGTAATGAATCACGATGAATTGCTGGCAGAGTTAGATGAGCTTGACCGTAGTTGCAGCGTTGTAGGCATAGCAGTTTCTGCCCTTCGTGCAGTAGTGGAATGGC